CCACCACGAGGAGGGGAAGCGCCAGCTGCTATCCATCAAGCAAAAGGATATGGCTCTTGGGGAGCCGTACGATATTGATCTGAAAATCGTGAACTTGGGAAAAGACTCCGATGGCGATCCGGTAACGTCTTGCGTTGTTACCTCTTATCGCTGAATCTAATCCGCAGGTGGGGGGGAGAATTCCTAAGAATTCTCTCCCCCCCAGTACGGATAAGTCAAGTTAAGTTTTCGAAAAGATGATAGAATAGAGACATGGCTGTACGATTAAACCCGAGACATCAGTCAAGCGTCATTGCCAGAATCCAATCTAGTCAGCTGGTTAATGCCTTGCAGGATCATGCCCTTGGAAAAAACGACATGTCAGTCACGCAGGTGCGCGCCGCGGAGGTGCTGCTGCGTAAGACGACTCCCGACCTGAAACAGACGGATCACACTGGCTCTATCGAGCAGATTTGGGCACTGAAAGTCTCTCGCGGTGCCTGAAACCACGGTCACGCTCAGGCCGTGGCAGTACGATGTTTGGCAACGCCTGGATCAACACCGCTTTGCCGTGCTGGTGGTCCACCGGCGGGGCGGGAAGACGGTCCTGTGCTGCCTGAGGCTGATCCATGAAATGCTCGAAAAGCCCGGCGGAGTCGCCGCGTACATTGCTCCGCAATATGCCCAGGCCGAGCGCGTGGTGCTGGCCATGCTTACCGACATGGTGCCTCCCGGTTCCACCGTGGATAAGTCCAAGCTCAAGATCACCCTGCCCAATAAAGCCACGATCTACCTGCTAGGCGGCGAGAATCCTCACCCCCTACGCGGCTTAGGCCTCGACCTGGTGATCCTGGACGAGGTGGCTCAGATGCCGTCGAGCGTCTGGACCGAAGTGATACGCCCCTCCCTGGCCGATACGGGGGGCCGAGCGATCTTTATTGGCACGCCGATGGGCATGAGCGGGCTGTTCTACCGGCTCTACACCGACGCCCCCACGCTGCCCGGGTGGATGGCCGAACACCTGCCCTGGCAGAAGACCCAGGCCCTGCCCGACACCGAGATTGAGGCCCTGCGCCGTGAGATGCGCCCTGAGGCCTTTGAGCAGGAGATGGAGTGCAGCTTCCAGGCCGCCGTCAGAGGCGCCTATTGGGGCACTGAGATGGCCAATGCCGAGAAGGAGGGCCGCATTGCTGGCGTGCCCCACGATCCCGCTGCCCTGGTGCACACCAGCTGGGACTTAGGCATGGCAGACTCAACGGCTATCTGGTACTGGCAGCTGGCCGGGAAGGAGATTCATGCGATCAGGTACGAGGAATACCAAAACACTGGCCTCCCCGAGATCATCCGGCAGGTCAAAGCCCACGCCTACAACTGGGGTGACTGGATCGCCCCGCACGATATTGCTGTCCGTGAGCTGGGCAGTGGGCGCAGCCGTATCGAGATGGCGCGTGACCTGGGTGTCCACTTCGCCGTGGCACCTAAGTTTCGGGTCAACGAGGGCATCGAGGCCTTCCGCTCGCTCATCCCACGCTGTTGGTTCGACCGGGAGCGCTGCGGCCAGGGCATCGAAGCGCTGAAGCTGTACCGGGCCGACTACCAGACCACGCGGGAGGTGTTCACCAAAGCGCCAGTGCATGACTGGACCAGCCACGCCGCCGACAGTGCGCGGTACTTTGCCACCGCCTTCGATGAGCGCATCATTGGGCCACGGCTGAAGCCGCTCAAAGTCAATTACGCAGGGACGATCTAGATGGCCAAATACGACGACGGGCAGCTGGTAGCCATTCTGCAGCAGGCGATTGCGCAGTCGAACGGCGGGGTGACGGGCAACACCACGCTGCAGCAGAACCGGCAGGCGGCCGTTGACTATTACCTTTCCCGTGCTCCCATACCCACCGGGATTCCGGGCCGTAGTTCAGTCATCAGCACGGATGTTCGGGACAGTATCCAATCAGTACTGGCCGCTATGGTCCCGGCTTTTTCGACCAACTTCCCGTGTCAGTTCCTGCCCGAGCGGTCCGGTGACGAGCAGCAGGCCGAGATCGAGACCAAGGCGGTGCTCAAGATCATGGAGGAATCCGGCGCCTACTCCGCCCTGTACAACGCCCTACATGACTCCCTGCTGTGCAAGAACGGCTACATAAAATGCTGGTCCGAGGAATACGAGTACAGCACCACAGCCCGCTTCAAGGGCGGCGATGCCCAGGACAATGCCGCGCTGTTGGCGATGGCCGGCGAGGGTGCCGAGATTGAATCCGAGGATGACAGCGGCGTGGTGCTGCGGACCAGCACGGAACGTAAGCGGCTGCGGATTGTGAGTGTGGCACCCGAGCGGCTGTATATCGACGCCAATCTGCGCTCGACGCAGCTGCAGGATGCCAGCTTTATTGCCGAGTGGAAGCCCATCACCCGCTCTGACCTGCTGGAAGCGGACTACCCCAAGGACGTGGTGGAAGGCCTGGCGGCGAGCGGTTACGCCCCGCAGGACAATAATAGTTTCATGCGTAACATGGCGCAGCAGTCCAATCCGTGGACGGCGCCGACGCCGGACCAGGACCTGATCGCGGTGTGGGAGTGCTACATTAAGATTGCCATGACCGGCGACGAATCCGAGTTGTGGCGCATCATCATGGCCGAACCCGGGGTGATCCTGGATAAAGAGCGGGTGGAATATCTGCCCTACGCTTGCGGGGCCATCCTGATGATGCCGCACCGTCACGACGGGATCAGCCTGTTCGATCTGGTGAAGGAGTCCCAGGACGTGGGCACCGCCACGCTGCGGCAGTGGATTGATAACAACCAGTCGGCCGTGCTGAACCGGCTGGTGTTGAGCCCGGCCGTTAACGCCGATGACGTGGAAAACGGCGGTCCCAATCACCACATTCGCATGACGCGGGGCGACGACGTGAGCATGGCGGTGATGCCGCTGCCCTTTGCCGACATTGGCGGCAGTTGCGAGCAGCTGCTGGCTTACAAGGACCGGATGCGTAGTCAGCGCGCCGGCGCCAGCCTGGACCTGCAGGGGGCCGAGAACCAGCAGATGACCGCGCAGATTGGCTCAATGGGCGCGGATCGGATCATCAGTAATCAGGAGCAGGTGGCGGGGCTGTTCACGCGCAACTTCAGTGAGACGCTGATCCGTTCGGCGTTCCTGCTGGTCCACCAGTGTTTGCGGCTCGACTATGACCAGCCCATGCAGCTGAAACAGGGGGAACAATGGCTAGACGTCAATCCCGGCGACTGGCTCGAACGCAGTCAGGTGCAGGTGACGACGGGGATGACCCCCGGCGAGCGCAACCGCCGCATCGGCGCACTGACCGGCCAACTCCAGGTCGCCACGCAGGCCTTACAGAGTGGCTTGAGTGGAATACTGGTCGACCCGTCGGGCCTGTACCGCATCCTGATGGACCTCTCGAAAGCCCAGGATCTGACCGGCGCCCCCGAGTACTGGATCGACCCGGCCAGCCCGAAGGCGCAGCAGGCGGCGCAGCAGCAGGCCCAGCAGCACCAGCAGATGCAGCAGATGCAAATGCAGATGAACACCCTAAAAGATCAGGTTTCAGCGCAGAAGAATCAGATTGACGCGGCGAATGACGCCGCTGAACTGCAGTTTAAGTACGCTCAGCTTGCCGCGCAGATGGAAATGAAGGAGTCAGAAATTGTCGGATCCGCCACGCTCCAGCTCCAGCAGATGGAACTCGCAGCAACTCAAAAAGCTAACGGAAGCGCTCAGAACATGGGACGAACTGAAGCTGCGTGAGGTCATGATCGAGGACCTCAAGGAGGAATGGCGCAACAGCTTCAATAACCCTGCGCACGATCAGCGGCTGAAAGATCAAGTGGTACTGGTGGACAAGCTGTTCGAGGTATTGAAACGTGCCAGCAACTGATGCACAGTTAGACGCGGCCATTGCCGAGTTGATGCGCGGATCGCCCGAGAGGGAATCCAATCTGCCCCCAACGGCCAGCACTCCCCCGGCTGAGAAGTCGGACCCGGCAAGCACACCGGACCCCCAAAGTGCAGACGCTGCAGACCCGACGCCGGAGGAGACTCCGCCCCCGTCGAGCCTGAAGGACCTGGCGGATAAAGCAGGTCTGGAGGTTAAACAGCTCTATGACATGGAGCTTCCCGGCCTGGAGGGTATGACCCTGGGGCAGGTGAAGGACCGGGCCAAAGAGCTGCGGGACGTGGACGCCAGCCGAGAGGCGGTTGAAACTGAACGGGCAGGGATACGCCAGGAGCGTCTCCGCTGGATTCAGGAGCTTAAAGCCGCTACCACGGCCGGGCTCCGCGAATACAGCGAGCAGGAACGCACGCAGATTGGTGCGCTGCTGCAGAGACACGCCGATGCCGAGGCACAAGCCATCATGACGGCAGTGCCGGAGTGGGGCAATCAGGCGACCCTGAAGGCAGACTTTGAGGGCATGGCAGGCTTGCTCAAGCCGTACGGGTTCAGCCCGACGGACACGGCGCTGCTGCTGGAAGGCGACTCGCGAATCACGCTGTTTCTCAAGAACCAGTGGGACCGGGAGAAGCGCTTAAAGGCAGCCGAGAAGAAGCTGGCCAGCCCCCCGAAGAAACTGCAGGCCCCGAGCGGTCTCAATGCCAAGCGGATGGATGATCTGCAGCGTATTGCCAACAATCCGCGTGCCAGCTCCATAGACAGAGGGCTGGCCGCACTGATTCAGGGGACGAGGAAATGAGTAATACTAACTATGACGCATTTGACCTTAAGAGTATTCTCGCCGGCGGCTTGATTGCCGAAGACGTGCTGAACAGGGTTATTGATTCCAGCCCTGTCGACACACCGTTTATGTCGAGCATCGGCAGCAGCTCGGTCAGTAATAATCTTTTCAGCTGGACACTGGACCGGCTGCTGGCGCCGATCACGGGCGGGCAGATTGTGGACGGTGATTCGACCAACGTGGACGGATCGCGCACCGGAACGCGCATCTGGAATACCAGCGAGATTCGCACCAAAAGCATCATCGTTTCGACCCGCGCCGAAGCGGTGAACACCATCGGCTTCATGCGCTCGCTGGTCTATCAGATTCAGCAACGCGGGAAGGAGATGAAGCGCAACGTCGAGGCGACGATCCTCAGCAATAACCCTGGCGTGCTGGGCACGGATATTGCGGCGGGCACTACCGCGGGGCTGGTCGCGGCGCTGACCGCTGGCGTTTATCAGCCAGGAACTGGCACCTCTTTTACCCAGGGGACCTGGACGCCGTTCACGACGCCGTACGCGACGGGTAGCGTTATCAGTGCCGCTTCGTCCGCTAACAGTCTAGGGGGCGGTTCGGCCACCAATATCGGCGGCTACAGCAACACCACGGTCCCGATAGGCGGTTCACAGCCGATGGCCCTGGCGCGCACGGCGGTTAATACGGCGCCTTCTGCGCTTGCGGAAGCGGATATAAGGGCGGTGGCGAACCAGCTGTATGTTAACGGCGCGAACCCCACGATGCTGATGTCGGTTCCTGAAATCATCAGCCGCCTATCGGCCTACATGTTCACCAGTTCGGCGCGTATCGCCACGCTGATTAACAGTGGCAGTGACAGCAGCGGGGCGCGAACGGCGGTGGGTTCTACCAATGAGTTCCTGACCGACTTCGGCGTTACGCTGCGCTTTTCTGCAAATCGCCAACAGCTCACGACCAGCTACACATCAACGGGCACCACCGCCGGTGCGATCAATTCGACACTGTTTATTTACGATCCCTCCAGCATCGAAATGGGCATCCTCTCGCCCATGAAGTCGGTGGAGCAGCCGGTGACGGGCCTGCAGTACAGCCAGCAACTGCAGTGGGACTACGGCGTTCGGCACCTGGACCCGCACGGGTTCGGGGGCGTGGTCGACATTCTCAGCACGGCGGCTGTTACCGCCACCTAAAGTGGCCACGCTCATCAGCAGCCACCAGATAGAGCCGGGCGTCTTCCAGGAGACCTGGGAGGAGGACGCCCGGATTTATCACTGCTATCGGGACGACGCGGAGCATCAGCGTAATTCGATGCGCTCCGAGTTGCGCAAGGTGCATCCCAAGCAGGGTTATGATTCGCCGTTTCGTGGGGTGGGCTACATCGCGCCCCACGAGCGGCACCTGCTGGAGTGGCGCAATCCGGCGCTGAAGTCGCGGGACCCGAAAGAGAATTACAACGCCTGGAAGCGCTTTTGGCAGTCGAGCGCCAGTGAGCGTTACCGCACGGTGGAGCGCGTCTGATGGCTTACACCCGCGCCACGTTGGTGACCGATCTGCAGGCTTACCTGCATAGGACTGATCTGCCGCTCGACACGTTCATCGACCAGACCAATGTGCGGGTGGGGCAGGATTTTCGGACCATAGACAACAAGCTGGAGGCCACTGTCGTTGGCGTGGCGGGCTCCTTTGCGCTGCCAACCGATTTCAAGGAAATGATCTTTGTAACGGCATCGGGTCCGAACGGTGTCTATGAGGTGCCAGCGGCCTCGCACGCCACGATCATTAATTATTTCAACAGCGCTGTTTCGCCGTATCCATTCGCCTATCAGGTCAGCGGGTATTTCCTGAATTTCACGCCCTCGCAGAGCACGGGCAGCTTTGGGGTGAATTACTACGCCGCATTGGCGCTGGGCACCGGGGCGGCGACGAACAACCTGCTGACCGCTTACTACAATGCCTATTTGTTTTACGC